GACATTTTCCCCCGCTTTTCGAAGTTGCAAATGGAGTGGGGACCGAAGATGGCGCAATCTGACTTCGACATTGCGAAGCTGATCTCACCGCAGGTCGTTGAGCTTATGGGGGAACTCGGACCCCAGTTGCAGCAGCAGGATATAGACACTGCTAGGATGCGGCGGCAAGCAGATGTTGAGGACATCGAGACCTACGGCAAGAGGGCAGTTGATGCCCTTCGTGGTAGCGATCCAGACCAACAATCGTTGCTTGATAAGATGAACAAGAGGGTGATGGAAGATTTCGACAGGGGAGGCGAGCTTGATGCTTACAGTGAAAGACAACTGCGGCAAAACCCAAGAGCAGACATTGCATCAAGAGGACTCTCACCTGGGGACATCAGTGCATTGGGAATTGAGGAACTTGTGGTGCAG